AGACGTTAAAGTCAAATGTGTTAAGATATACCCAGGATGCGATTTAGCCGTGTATGAGTTGGATCGGTTAGTAGCTAGATATAAAAATTGTAATAATTTGTTTTTAGAATCTAGTGTTAAAAACCCCTTGTTATATCTTGTTAATAGTTATACGACCATACCCGTATTGCTCGGGGTGTCGTGTATTAACAACTCTGAAATTGTCAAGTATGGCAATTTTGTACATGGTCCGAATTCTGGCTTTTACACACCTTTAACTGCTGGTGGTGCATGTGGCACTGTTTTGTTTTCAGAAGAGCATGGTGTCGTCGGATTTCACGTTGCTGGAGGAGATAATATTGGTTTTTGCGTAGTCCCGCCGCGTATAGTGGCTGAGGAGATACGCTCCCTTATGTTATATAAGGAGGATGTGCCCTACTATTTTGATGATAAAATTAATGCCAATTTTTCAGGGGTTAGGTTAAGATATCCCGATGGTTACGTCACTCCGACGCCAGTTTTGAGTGCTTCGTCTTTAATTCCTACTATATTTAATATTGAACATAACAATGATGTTCGGGAATTAAAGTGTCTGATTAGAGATGATCGCGCTGTTGCTCCTGTGGTTGAAAATAATTTACGTGATAAAGTTCCCCCTAGATTCGATGCAGCAGGTACACCACACAAGCAGCTTAAAACCACGGCAAGGAAGACATGTAAACTGCAAGGGCGGTTAAATTCCGCTGAGGTAGATTTTGTTGCCATGTGCATTGACGACATGATACCTGAGTTCAGTGACATAGACGACTCCGAATGTGCCTTTGGTAATGAGTATCTACCACCACTAAATAAAGATTCTTCGAATGGATATGGGTTTATGAGGGGAAAGGATGCTTATTTCGATTTTGCTGAGAAGATCATTTATCCTCATACCATGGATAAGTTCAATAAGTTTTTAGATGATGTTAATAATGACAACGTAGACATCAGGGAAGTGTTATCCACTGAATCCTTTAAAGATGAATTAAGGACAGTGGATAAACGCGACTCACCACGCACTTTCAGGGTGATGCCATTACAGCATATATGGTGGAGTAAGAAGATCTTTGGCGCAACTATGCCATTTTTTAAACAGAACCGTCACAAGACAGGACTTTGCGTTGGATTCAATCCATATTTGGATTGTGACGAGGTAGCTAATAAGCTTCGTGGTTGTGAAGTAACAGGTGATATTGACTTTTCTAAATGGGACGGATCCATCATGAGCAGGTTTATGTATGTGATTGGCGATTGTTTTAAACGTAAATATAGAGGTAAGCATGTTAAAATGCTAGATTATCTGATTTCATCATCAGCTACATCGTGTGTTTTGGTTAATGATGAGCTTTTAGCAACTACACATGGTTTACCGTCTGGTACTTGGCTTACTTTGCTAATGAATTCATTGATAAATAAATGTTTGACTGCACTGACTCTCTATAGGTATGATGATAATCCGTCTCTTACCAAGTTTCACCGTGTAGTCGATTATGTTATGGGTGATGATAAGATAATTGGTGCCCATAAAGATGACAAGCATTGGTTCAATTTGCGTACTATCGACGAAGTAGCGACTTCTTTGGGTATGACGTGTACTAATGGAGATAAAACTCCAATAACCAAACAACATCAACCCTTTGACAAGTTGACTTTCGTCAAGCGCCACTTCAGATATCACCCGGTGCTTAAAAAGTATGTTGGATGTCTGAGTGTTGAAACCTTACTTGGAACTATACAGTGGATGGATAGTGGTAAAGATATTGAAGAAGTCTTACCTGGTAAGATTAGATCCGTGTTGGTAGAAGCTTATTTGCATAGTCCTGGATTATATGAACAGTTTAAGAAGCTATTCGATAAATATAGGCCAGGGGATTCTCTTGATGTGCAACATGTTTTATCAATCTTATCTGACGATCGCGGTTATTTAGACGTGCTCCGCGATATGGGTAAGGATTTCCATTATCTTGAATAAGATCACCATAGCGGAGTTAACCGCTTAAACAAAACCTTGCTGGTCAGGGTGGCAACCTATAGCCTGTGTGATGGTAGTTTACCGTTATAATATCAACAACTCAAAATTGATAGCGAGGATCATCACATATAACGTGAGTTTATGCGTTATAGTAATAAACGCAATAGTGAAAATCTTTAATTACTAGTGAAGAAGTTAAAGTAGTAGATAATTCTTTTATGAAAGAAGCCAATACTGATTTTTCAGTAGAATCTCAAAAATTACAAACAGAAGTGGCTACGGTCACTACCAGGCAGATAGTAGATATGACTGATAGCAGGGATAATATTTTTATGCCTGTCACTGATATACCGGACGAGTACCGAGTAGATCCCAAACCGTGGATCAATAGACCCTTCTTTGTTGATCGTGTCAAATTCTCGTCATCTGACAAAAGATACAGTGTATTGGTATCTTCCATTAAGTATCTCCCTGGAGATGTAGCTAGATCTAATGAGGCGCTTTTGAATATGTTCAAAGTTGCCGCATTAGGTCGACCCGATTTGGTTCTAAATGTATCTATGGCTGGCACCATAGGACATGCTGGCTGCGTTTTAGCAGCTATATTGCCACCGCTGCCTTCATACCCTGACGATGCCCGATACTATATAAACACCGCACTCTGTGGTCCACACGCTTTTTTAAATGCTAATGAAGCAACTTCAGCGGTACTTCCTGTACCCTGGTACTGTAACACAGACATGATGTCTTTGGACATGGACGACAGAGCGGACTATTCACCTGCTTTCGACTTAAACGTTGCTAATGGTAATTATGGCACTTTGATCTTTATAGTCATGAACCCATTAAGTGTTAGTACTGGTTCCACTGGTGAGGTCAATATCATTGTTGAAGCTTGCTTCCGCAATTTCGATATGGTCGTTCCAACACCACGCTATATCACTTGGGTCGCTCAAGCTGGAAACCTTAGCATGTTGAACCCAAACTACGATCGTTATGCAGAACTTTTGGCTCAATTGTCTGATCTTCTGCCGGACCATGCTGAGGCGAAGCAGGAGAGTAAAGCACAAAGGTTTTTGCGTAGGTTGAGAGTTATGGCGCTCATTGCTAGTTTAACCACTTTGACGATGTCATGTGTATCTCATTTATCAAACATTGATTGTATAGATGCTGAGGAAGTGGATGTTGTCGAGATGGTACCACAAGCCGGTATCTTATCCACTATAGGGAGCGCTGTTGTACCTGGATTGATAGGAGGTGCGGTTTCTTTTGGCAAGAAAGTCACTGGAGATTTGCTAGACAAGGTTGGGAGTACAATTAAGCGTTGGACTGGATTGCATAATCCTAATGAGGCTGTTATTAACCAGAGGATAATACAATCTGATGTCAATTTTTCTAATGTTGTTGATACCAAACAATTCTTTGAAAAATTGGATCCACATGCTAATAGCAATAGGATAGTATCAGAACCTATTTTTGGCACTACGATCGATGAAATGGATGTCTCTAATATTACCGCTAAAGACCAGTTTTTAGGTTCATTTCAGGTATCTTCCACCGATGTGATGGGAAAACGCCTGTGGAATAAACCTATATCACCATTTCAAGGTGGTTTAGGCACTTTGCCTGCTGGAATTATGTGTGTTAATAATTTGGAGTTATTACATTCCATACATCGTGGTTGGCGTGGTGGTTTAAAACTTAAGATTCAATCTGTTATGAATAACAAGCAGCAGGTTAAACTTAAGGTTATTAAGTATTATAACCCTTCACCCGCATCCCTGATATCTTATCCTGATTACCTGTCGGTGGTCAACGCCCCTTCCCACTTGCTAGAGTTTACACAGGGTGGACAAATGTTAGAGGTTAATCTACCCTATCTTTGCCGCAATGCTATAACACCGCGTGGAGAAAATCCCGATATGGAGCCTATGATGCATGGTATATATTATATATACTTAGCTCAACCTCTGGTTACATCTGATGGATCACCTGCTGTGGCTGAGTTTAACGTGTATATGTGTGGAGATGAGGATCTCCAGTTCTATGGCTACGTTACATCTAATACTTACCATGGTAGCTTTTATTATGAGCCCCCCACACAGCAAGTTTCCATACCTGAAGAGTTTACTACTTTAGGATTGGCAGACATGTTTCATTATAACCCCCCTGATGCAGCGGCGGCAAGAAGGACTGCGAAAGTGGTTTCAGATTTGACCTCTCGGTATGGTTTAGATCAGAAGTACTTTAACGATGCGCGCAATATAATAGTTAAAGGAGGCGTAGTAGTTGCGATTCGATCGACACCTAATATGCCCAAGGTAACCGGTCCAACGGCTACTGGGGAAGAACCTTATAACTTTGATAACGTTCTGGAGTATGCTAATGAGAGTTTTTCAGCTCAATCTGCTCCTTTGACGGTTATGAACGAACCACAAGAGCAACACACAGATCTTAAGTCACAACGAGAAACTGAGCCTGTTGAGATTACACGACTTATGCCCACCGTTAATATGCGGGATATCGTGAGGAGAATGTACAAGTCTGAAGTAACTAGGCTTGAGGTCAGCCCTGAAGATTCTGTTGTTCGCGTATATCCGTTGGCTAAATATGTTAGTGAATTGCCTAATGATTGGGCTTACACTCCTGTCTCTTTAATATCTAGAATGTACTATGGCAAGACCGTTGGATTTAAAATACGAATCACGGTGACACTAGGTAC